AAATGTCCGCTGTTGACAGACGACGATAGATTGGTATGGTTTAAAGTAGGACAACGTAGTGTAATTAATTATTTACAACAGATATACGACGAACAACTTCAAGATAACATAGTAACCAAACAATAGTCATGTGCTTTAGCTCACCATCCGTACCTGCTCCTCCACCACCACCAGCACCACCTCCTCCCCCGCTACCTACTGCGGAACGTGCTGTTACTCAACGAGCTATGAGAGCGGAACCTAAGAAGCGTCGAGGCACACAACAATTGACTGTTCGTCGTCCTAGTGTTTCAATGGGTGGAGCAGCTGCTGGTCAGACTGGCGTACAACTTTCACAATAAAACAAAGTAATAATATAACACATGAGCCTTCGCACACTAGATAAAAAGACACTACTCTCAGATGCTACATCAGCAGGGGCGGGTAGTTCGTTCGGGTCTGAGCGTACTAAGGGATATACATTTGTAATCTCTACTACAGTCAGCGGTACAGCAACCATAGCCATTCAGGGATACATTGGGGGAGGATGGAGAACGATCCACTCTGAAGACGTAACCGCTGCCGGAGATGTAATGATCAGAGATGACCACGGTCACTACGAAAAGATCAGAGCTAACATCACAGCTTACACCAGCGGTACACACAGCGTGTTCTCTACTGGTACAGTTGATTCTCTTTAATGGGACTGACGTTTACATCGGACGCACGTCCACCTAGCGGTACACAGCTTCTGCCTAACAGATTCCTACGTCCTGCGTTTGGTGAGTTGTACGGCTTTGATGCTGATGCAGACAGCGGTGTTACTCCCTCTATAGACGGAGCGTTAACGACAGAACTAGCTGAACCATTAACAGCAGAGAACGGAGACATATTACAATTTGAACCAGCTAGTGGTGCTGTACCACCTTCTTCTTTTGAGACGGCAACATTGAGTGATTCTAATTCTCAAACAAGCGGGACGAATACAATTACATTTACGGTACAGCCCGGTATTGATATTTCTGCTGGCGGTTCTATCACACTTGCTGGATTAACAAGCTCACAAACAGTAGACGGTTCCTTAACTTTAAGTGGGGCGGGAGCGTCTGTATTTGGTAGTGCTGGTTCTTGGACGCAGTCAACAGGTACACTTGTACTTACAGTAGCTACGGGTCAGACTTTAAGCACAGGCTCAGATACTGTTATAACTTTCAACCTTCAAAATTCAGCTACTTTAGGATCAGGAGTTACTGCTACTTTAGATGCTAATGACCATAATCAAGCGAATGTCAGTGGCACTGTATTAGACACAATTCACGACAGCACCTTAACATTCCCAACCGCTCAAGTATTTGACAACGAGTCTGACTTTATCTCCGACTCAGGAGCAGACGACTACACCATCGTACACGCCAAAGACACCGACAAGTTGTATGTGTGGGATGGTGATAGATGGTTTTTATATAACAACGATTCAACTGTATAATTTATGAGTACACTTACAACACACACAACAGCTAGTCGAGATAGTCACTCAATCGGGCTTTGTAAATTTAACACCACAAGTAAAGCTATCGAAGTATCAGATGGAACGAATTGGCAAGTTTACGATAAAGATATAACTGTTTATCCTACATTAACCAACCATTACGGAATAATTTTAGACGGCAGTAACGATTATTTGGACATTGGCGTGAATGGAGATATAGCAGAGTTGTCAAGTGCGTCTGCTCTATCAGTAACTCTTTGGGTCAAAATCCACTCAGGGTCTAATGATATGATTTTAGCTTCAGGTACAAGTTCGAGTGATAGGTTCATGCCTTTTTTAAATAATTCTCGTAACATAGATGTTTATATGGGAGCGTCTTCTGTTCTTACTTCAACTACCGCTTTGTCTTACGATACTTGGTATCATGTAGCTATCTTTAAAGACGGAACTAATGCTTCTATTTGGATAAACGGATTACAAGAAGATACAAGCACTACAGTCCCCTCTACTTTATCCTCTAATGCGGGGAAAAATTTAAAAGTAGGTAGCACACAAATATTTTCAGGTTATTATACGGATGGTGAGTTTGATGAAGTTGCAATTTGGGGTTCAGATCAATCAAGTAATATATCAAGTATTTATACAGGCACTACACCAGCTAACCTTTCAGGATTAAACCCTGACCACTGGTGGAGAATGGGTGACGGAGATGGTGGAACTGGTACTACCGTTACTGACGATGGAAATGCTTCTACTTTAGTTAACGGTACATTAACCAACGGTGCAGCTTTTAAAGATTTAAGCACAGCTCCTGACTCCATTTATATAGCATGAGAACATACTGCATAATAGACGCATCGGAAGTTAGCTCGGTAGACTTCGACCAAGTAGCTGAAACATCTGCCGACACACTTCGTTATTCATTGGACGGCACTAAGACTTTCGTTAAGTACGAAGGCACACAACCATTCTTTCTGCTCGGCAAGACGGAGTACGATCAAGAAGAGATACTAAGCATCTTGAGTGGGCCTGAGTGGACGAGCGACGAAATTATCTAAATATGCACGAAACAGCACAAGGGTTATATCATCTTAACATTTAAAAATCATGGCTAATAAAAAAATTACAGAACTTACAGACCTGCCGAGTCCAGCCGGAGCCGATATAATGGCTATCGTGGATGACGTATCAGGCACACCCACAACTAAGAAAGTAACCGCTACTAACCTGATGACCCTAGCACCTGTGCAATCGGTGGCAGGACAGACGGGAGCGGTGACAGTATCAGCAGGAGATTTAACAGACGGCAACTTCGACGGAGAAGCGATACTAGGATTTGACGCATCCATCAACGATCAGACAGGAACTACATACACGCTTCTATCTAGTGACAATGGCAAGGTCGTAGTACTTGATAATGCTAGTGCAGTAACAGTCACAGTACCGAGTGGATTAGGAGTAGGATTCAATTGTTCGTTCGTACAAAAGGGAGCAGGACAAGTAAGCTTTAGCGCTTCTTCGACTACTATTAACAACAGACAGTCGCACACTAAGATCAATGCTCAGTACGGCGTTGCTAGTTTACTTGCTTATGCTGCTGACACCTTTGTTCTAGCTGGGGACACAGCGTCCTAAGAGATGGCACTTATACTTCCTAGCATTGGTAGCGGAATAATCGCTAGTCCTACTGTACCTCCATTCAGTAACACCTACTCTGTAGACCTTGATGGCTCAGATGATTATATAGATTGCGGTACTGTCACGGCAATGAATAGCACAGACTCTTTTACGCTTTCAGGTTGGTTCAAATTTGACGCAGATAACACTTTGTTTTTAACAGGGGGAATAGACTCAGCGGATCGATTTTCTTTTTACTTGAAGTCAGGCGGGTCGCTAGGAGTGTATTTAGGTTCCCCCGAAGTTTTGACAAGCGGTTCAACTTTATCAACGGGGCAATATTATCACATCGCAGTTATCAAGGACGGAAACGGTACAAATAACTGCACACTATACGTCGACGGAAGTCTTTCTGACACGGGTACTCGTTCCGCATCCATGCCATCTTCATCGGGTCAAAACTTTTGGGTCGGTTCGTCACAAGTTTTCTCAGGCTACGAAATGAACGGACTAGCCGATGAAGTAGCGTTTTGGTCTAGCGCGTTAACAAGTACGGATATAACTGCTATTTACAACAGCGGAGCGCCTGCTGACCTTTCATCACTCAGTCCCGTACATTGGTGGAGAATGGGAGATAACGACGGAGGTACAGGCACAACAATCACTGACCAAGGAAGTGGAGGGAATAACGGAACACTAACTAACGGGCCAACCTTCTCAACTGATGTACCAACTTAATAAATCATGAGAAACTACGTAATCATCGACGCTTCGGAAGTTAGTTCCGTAGATTTTAACCAAGTGCTTGAGACAAGTGCTGATACGCTTAGATACAATCTAGCTGGTACACAGACCTTTGTTAAGTTTGAAGGCGGCACGCCTAGCTTTCTCGCAGGTAAGACTACCTATGATCGTTCTGAGATGTTGACTATACTAGCTAACGAAGAGTGGTCTGACGATCCTATCTAAGTTATGGAACAGGAGACAGCACAAGGGTTATACCATTCGTTAGAAAATCAGCGGTGGTCGTTTTTAGACAGAGGACGTCAATCGTCAGAGTTAACCCTACCCTATGTACTGCCTCCTGACGGGCATAACTACGCCACTAAATACTACACACCGTACCAAGGCATCGGAGCACGTGGTGTTCTGAATCTATCGTCTAAGTTATTGTTAGCTTTACTACCACCGAACGCTCCGTTCTTTCGTCTTGTTATAGATAGATACGAACTAGACAAAGCCAAAGCTGAACTGGGACAAGAGGGCGCAGAGCAACTACGTACAGACTTAGAGAAAGCTTTAGCTGATGTAGAGCGTAGTGTATCACAGGAAGTAGAAGTACAGAACTTCAGGAACGGTATATTCCAAGCACTCAAGAACTTGTTAATCACGGGTAACGCTTTGTTATATCTCCCGGATGAAGGAGGTATGAGAACGTTTAAGTTGGATCGTTACGTTGTTAAGCGTGATCCAATGGGTAACGTTACACACATAGCTGTCAAAGAAACAGTAGCACCTATGATGTTACCTGAGTCGGTACGGGAAGAAGTGTACAGACAAGAGAAAGAAAACACGTGTGATTTGTACACTGCTATCGTGCGTGAAGATGATGAATTTAAAGTGTATCAAGACGTAAAGGGAATGCTTATCGAGGAAAGCGTAGGACGTTATCCATTAGAAAAGTCCCCGTGGCTACCCTTGCGTTACACTCAAATAGACGGAGAAGACTACGGACGTGGGTTTGTTGAAGAGTATATCGGAGACATCCGCTCGTTGGAGTCGTTAACTAAATCAATCGTAGAAGCCAGTGCAGCAGCAGCTAAGGTATTGTTTATGGTCAATCCTAACGGAACGACACGGGCAAGAACACTGGCTGAAGCTCCTAACGGTGCGATTGTGCAGGGCAGCGAAGGAGACGTCTCCGTCTTACAACTTAATAAGTTCAACGATCTACGGACAGCACAGACTACAATGGCTGGTATAACAGATCGATTGAGCCAAGCCTTTCTACTGACATCGGGGGTTGTTAGAGATGCCGAGAGAGTGACTGCCGAGGAGATACGGATGTTAAGCCAAGAGCTTGAAGCTGCCCTCGGTGGTCTCTACTCTCTCTTAGCTCAGGAGATGCAACTGCCTATCGTCACTCGTTTAATGGATCGTATGTCCAAAGAGAAACGACTACCTAAGCTACCCAAGGATATTGTTAAACCTACCATCGTCACTGGTGTGGAAGCATTGGGTCGTGGTAATGATCTTAATCGTCTTGATATGTTTCTTGCTGGTGCTAATCAGGTAGTGGGACCACAAGCAGTCAATCAATATCTTAACGTATCTGATTACTTCAAGCGTCGTGCTACTGCTCTTGGTATAGAAACTGAGGGACTGATTAAGACGGAAGAAGAGATTCAACAAGCTATGCAGATGCAACAACAACAAGAGATGATGATGAAGTTGGGAAGCCCTGCCGTAGCACCCGCTATCAATGCTGCACAGGAGCAGTACATGGCAAGTCAACAACAACAACCTACCGAGGAATAATAAATTATGGCAGAACTACACCGAGTAGAGATTAACGAGAAAGCACCGAATGAGAT